CCGTTTCTACAAATGGTTCTGCTTTTACGTTAGTTTATCTTAACGCTACTAGAGGTTGGGCGTATAAAGATAAGGTTTAGGAGTTTAAATGCCTCTTAATACTTTTCAAATAAAACCAGGGTTCGATAAACAAAATAGTGAAGCCGGCGCTGTTGCGAGATGGGTTGGCGGAGATAATGTAAGATTTAGATATGGTCTTTCAGAAAAAGTTGGAGGATGGTCTGCTTTAGGTTCTACAACATTAAATGGAGTTTCAAGAAAACTTTTTCCTTTTAGAGATAACGATGGCAATAAATATTTAGCAATAGGAATGGATAAGTTTTTACTTATTTATTTTGAAGATAATTTTTATGACATTACACCTTACAGAACAAGTGGGTATCCAGCAACAATTGATGAGTTTTCACTAAGTACGTTTACAACTGTTTCAGGTTCTAATTCAGTTACAATCACAACTACTTCAACAAACAGGCTTTCAGTAGGAGATATAGTTGAGTTTGAAAACGTAAGTTTACCTGGAGGTACGGGATATTCAGATTCTGATTTTGAAGATAAATTATATGAAGTAAAAACAATTACATCAGCAACAGAATTTATAGTTCAACCTACAGGAAACGCTTCCGGTAATGTAGGACCAGGTGGAAGTTGTTCTGTTCTTCCTTTAGAAACAGTTGGAAATCAAATACAACAATTGTCTTTTGGTTGGAGTACTGGTGTATGGGGAGGATCAAATAATTGGGGACAAGCAGCTAGTACGAATGGTGTAAACACACCTCCTGCAATTTGGTCATTATCAAGTTATGGTCAAGTTTTAGTTGCAACAGTTTTAAATGGTAAAACGTTTACCTGGAACCCCGCTGCTGGTAACCCATTGGGGACACGAGCGTCTATTGACACTACAGGTTTTGAAACAACTTCTAATCCTACGCAATCAAGATTAACTTTAGTATCACCTACTACACGTCATTTAATCCACTTAGGAACTGAAACAACTGTGGGAACACCATCTACACAAGATAATATGTTTGTAAGATTTTCTTCTCAAGAAGAAATAAATAATTATTTAATCACTGCAAGTAACTCAGCAGGTTCACAAAGAATTCAAGATGGTACTAAAATTATGGGAGCTATAAAATCTAAAGAAGCTATATTAATTTGGACCGATAATGCATTATATATTATGAGACATATAGGTGCTCCATTTGTTTTTGGTTTTGAACAAGTAGGAACTAACTGTGGATTGATAGGACAGAATGCTGTTGTAGCAGTCGATGGTGTTGCATATTGGATGAGTGATAAAGGTTTTTTTGCTTATGATGGCTCAATTAAAACGTTAGATTGTATGGTTGAAGATTATGTTTACGATGATATAGATTTAACACAAGGACAACAAATATACGCAGGTGTAAATAATTTATACACAGAAGTTAGATGGGATTACCCAGCTTCTGCTTCAAACTATAACAATAGGTATGTAGTATTTAATTTTGCTGAATCAAAATCTGTTCCTGGTGGAGTTTGGTATACAGGAAATACTTCTAGAACTTCTTGGAGCGATGCAAATGTATTTAATAAACCTTTTGGAACTTCTTTTACTCCTACAACTAATGGAGCTTTTCCAATAGTAATAGGGGAAGCAGCTGCACCAAATGGTTATGGAAATTCTACTTTATTTCAACATGAAGTAGGAACTGATCAAGTTAATGCAGACGCGTCTGTTACAACGATTACATCTAATATAGAATCTTTTGATTTTGATATAACAAGTCCAGAATTAGGTAATGGAGAATTTTTTTTAGCAATGAGAAGATTTATACCTGATTTTAAAACTTTAACTGGTAATGCAAAAGTAACATTAAATTTAAAAGATTATCCAGCTGATTCAGCTTCAGCTTCAACATATAGTCCCTTTACAATTAGCTCAAGCACTACGAAAGTAGATACAAGGGCACGTGGTAGATTTTTAAGTATTAAAATTCAAAACGATGCTGCAGGCCAAACGTGGAGATATGGAACTTTGCGTATTGATGTTCAACCGGATGGAAGAAGATAATGGCTATAACAGTTAGAGTACCAGACCCAAACGAGAAATATAATGTTGGAAATCAAAGACAGATTGTAAGAGCTGTTAATGATGTAATTAATCAAATTAATGCTCAATATAAACCTGAAGGTGATACGTTTTCTGAAATTGAACAGCTATCTTATTTTTTAGGGTATGCTCCATCTACGTCTAGTGGACCAGAAATTAGAGCAGGCGGTATAATTTATGAAAATATATCTCTTGTTTCCGGAGAGGAAGTAGAAGTTACTAGAGACAACCAAGGCTATATCTTACCAGATATGAGTACTTTTGTTGACCCTGCTGTATTTAATTTACCCACACCTAGTAAAAGTGGTTTTAAGGTTGCTTTTGTAGGGACAATAGGAGCTAATCCTGCTAGTGTAAGTCCTGGTGTAAATAAAATAAATAATGTTGCAGCGCCTATTGATATATTTCCAATGGCAGCTGAAACCTTGGTTTGGGACACTGTAACGTCAAGCTGGTGGACAATAGCAAAAGTATAAATTATGGCTACAAGTTTTAAAAATATGCCCTACGATATCAACACTTTTGAGAAAAGTGTTTATGGGGTTCCTACAGATTCTCACTCTATCGTAAATGCTTTTTACGTAGGTAATTTTAATAATGGCGGTCTTACTATTACAGTTGAAGTTAAAGTTACAACTGATGGAACAAGACCTTATGTATCAAATAGTACTAATGTTTTTAGTACAAGTTTAGATGGAGGTCAGTATTTAAATTTACTAACGGGGCCTTTAGTGTTAGAAGGTGGGGATAGTTTAATTTTTACTACTAATACAACAGGAAGAGTAGAAGGAACTATAGCTGCAATGCAGGTAAATAGAGAAGATCAAGAGACAACACCGACTGGTTCGGTGTAAATTTACACTTGATATTTGTGTTATTTTTGAGATAATACACTTATCAAAATTTCAGGATTAAATGCCTGCTTAAAATCAATATTATTAGGAAAAATTATGAGTGATTATCACGTATTAAAAAACGCTTCATTGACTGCTTTAAATGCAAATGAAAACGTTGTTGTAATAGGTTCAGGAGCAGGTGGAGTAATAGGAGAAAATAATTTCTCTATAGGAAAAAATTCATTAACAGCAGCTAATGGCGCTGTTAGAAATATAGCAATTGGAAACAATTCTTTATATTCAAACGTAACTACAAATAACTTAACAGCTATTGGATACCAAGCGATGTATAGTAATACATCGGGAACAGGTAATATCGCTGTTGGTTATGAAGCGATGTATTCAAATGTATCAGGTAACTACAACACAGCAATGGGTTATCAAGCTGGTTATAGTCTTACAAGTGATGCAGCATCTTATAACACAGCTCATGGTTACCAAGCTCTTTATAACACTACTACAGGTGAAAAAAATACAGCGATTGGTTATCATTCAATGTATTCAAACACAACTGGTGAATACAATGCAGCAATTGGTACAGATAGTTTAAGAGCAAACACAACTGGAGAACAGAACGTAGCTTTAGGACACAACTCACTTTATAGTAATACAAGTGGTTTTGGTCAGGTAGCTGGTGGATATAGATCTTTATTTGAAAACACAACAGGTAATTATAATACAGGAATGGGTGCTTATTGTTTAGAGAATAACACTACAGGGTCTTTTAACGTAGCCATGGGTTTTGAAGCTCTTCAAGATAATACCACTAGTTTTAACGTAGCTATGGGTTATCAAGCCGGTAAAAAAATTACTACTGGTGCTCAAAACGTAGCTGTTGGTTACCAAGTATTAACAAATACTACTACAGGAGAAAAAAACGTAGCTATTGGTCATTTAGCTTTATTCACAAATACATCAGGACGAATGAATGTTGCTGTAGGTGCTGGTGCTATGCAACTAAATACTAAAGGAGCCTTTAATATAGCTATGGGTGAACAAGTTCTGTATAAAAATACAGAAGGTAATTTTAACGTAGCTTTAGGTCAAAACGCATTATATGATAGTACAACTGCTTCTTTCAATGTAGGTATATCAAACCAAGCTTTAAGATTTAATACAACGGGGCAGTATAACGTTGCTATTGGTTACCAATCTTTATATTCTAATACTACCGGAAACTATAACATAGCTTTAGGTTATCATGCTTTATATTCAGGTGTTACTACTCAATACAATGTAGCAATGGGGTATGAAGCAGCTAAAGGAATTCTTTCAGGTGGAAACGTAGTTATTGGATACAAAGCTGCTACTGGTGCTATGGGCGACGTTAATAAAGATAAAAACGTTGTTATTGGTTATGAAGCT